TGCACTAATCATATTAGTTGAAGTTAAAGAACCAAATGCACCACTTCCACTAAATGTACAATTACTTGCATTAATTTGTCCTATACCTGTCATGTTACCAATTAAATTAAAACTAGCACCACTAGGTAATGATATTCCACCGTTAGCAGTCAAAACTCCTGTGAAAGTACCACTACTTGCATTAATAGATGTTCCAGTAAATGAAGAAGCAGTCAAAACTCCTTTGAAAGTACCACTACTTGCATTAATAGATGTTCCAGTAAATGAAGAAGCAGTTAAAAGTCCTGTAAATGTACCAGTTCCAGCAAACAAAGAATAACCAGTCATACTTGCCGTACCAGTACCACCTGATAATGATAAACCTATAAAAACACCCGTTCCAGCACTTAAAACACCAAAAACACCTGTTCCAGCACTTAAAGTATAACCAGTCATATTTACGGTACCCGTTCCCCCTGTTAATGATAAACCACTAAAAACACCCGTTCCAGCACTTAAAGTATAACCAGTCATATTTACGGTACCCGTTCCACCTGTTAATGATAAACCACCAAAAACACCTGTTCCAGCACTTAAAGTATAACTAGTCATATTTACGGTACCCGTTCCTCCTGTTAATGATAAACCACGAAAAACACCTGATTCTGCTGTCAAACCACCATTAAATGCCGCATTTGAACCAGTTGCTACTGTCAAACTACTATTAAATGTAGCACCAGTTGATCCACTTACTGTTAAACCACCATTAAATAACGCATTTGAATATGCTCCTACTGTTAAACCATTACTACCTGTATTTTCGAAAGTAATACCATTTTTAAAATTTATGCCATTACCACCATAAAAAGTTGTGTCATCTACAATTATACGTCTAGTAGATTGTAATTGTGTTTCAAATTTTAATTTATATGCATTAATATTTGAACCAGTAAATGTGGTAGCACTAACAGTCTCAAAATTAGCACTTGTTCCAGTAAATGTACCGGCGCTAACAGTTCCTGTAAATGAACCAGCACCTGCACCAGATGATAACGTGGATACAGTACTATTTAGTTTTGATACAGTACTATTTAAATTTGTTATATTAACTCCATTTACACTTGTTGTTGATATGTCACCATTAAATGTTACACCTTTTGCAAAAGTTGTTATGTCACCATTAAATGTTACACCTTTTGCAAAAGTTGCAGTGCCTTGTGCATCAATAGTATCGGTAAATTTTACACCCTTCTGAAAAATACCAGTTTGTGCGGTAAAAGTTGAGTTTAAATTCATACTTAAATTACCTTTATCATCAATCCCATAAGAATTTGCGTTATTTGTTGCCTGTGTTATTATATTACCCATTTTTAATTTATTAAACAAAAGAAAAATAATTTATTTTTTTTCAAATATAAAATTATCAATTATTTTATTATTATTATTAAAAAAATTCCATTCTAAATTATTTTTATCAATTATAGTTAATTCACCGTATCCAAAATTTTTATAATCATAATAAGCAGTATAATCATGTATCAAATAATCACCTGTGTCAATTTTTTCTTGTGAACCAGCGGCGCCTGAAATTATATGATAAATCCCGTTATCATTTTTTTTTCCATTAATTATACGGTACATTCTTTCATATGCATGTATATGTCCAGCGAAATATATATCGACATTATATTTTAGAAAAATAGGTTCAAATGCATTTCTTACTCTCAATTTAGAATTTAATGGATAGTCGAAAATAATTTTACTATACATTGGTCGATGTCCGTAAACAATAATCCAATTTCTTTCAGTTCTATTAACTTTCTTTAAATCATTTTCTAACCATTCAATTTGATTACCAAATCCACCACCAGCACCTGAACCTATAATAGTATTAGGTGTAGTTGGTGCATTTTTATAATCAGTTTCGGTGTTTATTGAGATGAAATGAATAGGACCATAATTAAAACTGTACCACATATTTTTAGAACCATTATCAGGCATTTTAAAACGTGAATTAAAAGCAGTGAAATTACGTAAATTCTTGTCGCAACCAAAATCAGAAATAGAATGACAAGAAATATCATGATTTCCGGGACAAACCATATATGGACGGTTATTAGAAAATAAACTTACACTATCTTGAAATTGATTATAAGTTGATTCATAATATGGATTACTACCTATTTCTGATTTATCATCTGCATAAGAAATATCACCGATATGTAAAAACAAATCAATATTTCTTTTTTTTAAACTTTCCATTGTATTATTTGAATTAAAAGTACCCATATCGCCATAAATTGCAATCCTTAATTGTTTTTCAGGATTAATAGAAGGATTAGATAAGAATTGTTGAATATTATTTGGATAATGATTTGTTATAAAATAATAAAAAGTCGATGGAATTAAAGAATAAGTAGGAACATGATGATGAATAGAATCTTGATGATATTGAATCGAAAATCCAGTAGATGTTTCATTAAGATTATCAGGAGATAAACCGTAAAATATTATAGGTTTTGATAAATAAGAATTATCAGTAGACCAAGAAATAGTTAAAGAATCATCATTTAAAATAGCTGTTCTAAAATTATATGCGAAAGAAAAAGAAAATAAATATAAAAATTTATTCATTTAATTTTTATATTCTAATTTTATATTTTTATATTATTTTTTTAATAAAAATAAAAACTTTCTATTCTATACGACCATTTAAAATATCAATTTTACAATCATTTTTTTCAGTAAGTAATTTAGTTAAAAATACCATATCATCTTTTCCGTATTCTATTAATCTATATTTTGTTATTTTCCATTGTATAACATTTTTAAACAAATCTACATTTTGCTCTCCATTTTGATTTTTACTGTTATCATAAAATCTTTTTATCAGATCTTTTTGTGCATAGAAAAACATCATAGTATTTCTATTATATATTGTTGTATTAAAACCATGATAACTATAAAAATGCGGAGCAAAGCATGAAACACTATTTCCTTTAAATTTTGACACTTTTATAGGTTTCAAATCTTTATCATAAAGTATTGTTCCATTATTTAGTTCATCGTATTCAGATATGTTATCATCTTCTGGTAAGTAAAAGACTACTGAAACAAATTGTGCTGGTATATCAGTGTGTATTTTTTGAAATCTATTTTTCTCAGTAAATACAAACTGTAAATCATGTTTAAATACTATTTCATCTATAAAATTAGGGTTGATATAAAATTTTTCAATAAATGATTGTTTTATCTCAATGTCATCAAAAATAACTTTCACAGTATCGATTATATCATCTTCTATTTTATGTAAATTTATTTTTTTATTCATAAAATCAGGATTATCCCAGTTTCTGTTTTCTAACGGTGAATTATATTTGTAGTGTAACATTCGTTTTTTAAGTTTTTCATAGAAAGTCTCTGGGAAAATGTTTTCAATATATATGTTATAGAATGGATATTTATTGATTTCAATCGATTTGATTCTATTCAAAACATGTGTTTTAATATTTTCTTTCGACATATTTATTACTTTTATTTTAATAAATAACATTTTTTTATATTTTTAAACTAAACAAATAGTTTAAAAATAATTCAAGTTAATACTTGTTCTTTCTTTTTTTTCTCAGATTGTATTCGTAATCCTGTTTCATGTATAGCTGAATTTAAATGTCTGTTTAGATAATTTTTTCTTATTAAATGACCGCATTCGCATTTAAATTTTATTATTTCATTTGGTTCATTTCCAAGTAATTTATTTTCTAAAGATACTTTATGTATTTCAGATTTTTTATGTTTTGCACTATAATTTCTTTGAATTGTCATACCACATTCACATATAATTTTTGTTTGCTGATATGATAGTATTTTTTCTTTATTATTATCGTAATGTTTTTTTGTTCTTTCTAAAACTTTTTCTTTATTATTCTCATAATATTCTTTAGAAGTTTGAATAACAGATTCTTTATTATTTTCGTAATGTTCTTTTTTATATTTTGTAAATTCTTCGATGTTATCCTGATAATATTGTTTATTATAATCTTTTATTTCTTCTTTATGTTCTTCCTTGTATAATTTATGTTGTTTATTTAATGTTTCTTTATTTTCTTCATAATAATTTTGATTTAATATATTTAAAGCATCTCTGTTTTGATCGCGATATTCTTGTTGATACATTAATCTATCTTCATCTTCATTAAGATTGTTAAAAAAATTAATATATTCTTTATTATCGTTATAATATTCCAATCTTTTTGAATTTATATATTCACTATTATCTTGATAATATTCTTTACGTATATCTTCTGGTGAATTTTGTGGAATATTAACTGATTCATCGATATCAGCAAATGCATCAACAAATAAATCAATTATATTTGTAAATAAAGTTATATCTTGATTTTCAGGTAAAATAAAACGATCTCTATTAGCAACTTCTCTATATTTATCAAGTTTAGATAATATACATTTTTCAATATGAGACATTTGTTGAGAACTATTACATGTTCTATAATAAACAACCGTGTGTTCACGTGTTTTATTATAATCAGATAATCTTTCTTCAAGAATAATTGCTTTACCAATAACAAATATTCTATCTTTTTTATGAAATTCATCTTGAATCATATATATATAATTTCTATCATCGTAATTAATTCTTTTTTGTTTTCGTAAAATTTGATTTTCTAATAATCTTATACGTTTTTCCCCACTTTCAACTTCTTGTATTATTTTTTTTGTTTCCTCTTTATTATTTTGCAATTGAATTCTCAACTCGTTTGTTTCTTCATTAACTGTTTCTTGTAATAATTCTTCTAATTTAATATAATAATCATGTACTTCGTCTGCCTTTTTAGTTCCGGCTTTCAAACAGAACTTTTTAAAGGTATTAACATTTAATAAAATAGTTTCTTTGTTTTGACCACCGTGAATTGGTTCATTAATATTATTTTCAATTTCAACTTTACTTAAACCTTCAAAACTCGCTCCACTATTACATGGAGCGAGTTTATAATCAATATCAATTGTAAAAAATTTTTCTAGTAATCTTTTTGCTGGATCTTTTCTTGAATACCCTAACCATTTCCACACATTATCAAAATCAATTACAAAGTCTTTCTTTGAATCATAATTAAGAAAAGTATAAAAACTTGCAACGAATAATTGTTGTTGATTTTCAGAGAAATTATCTTTAATTTTATTAATAAGTTTATTTTCATAATCTTTTGAAAGACGTGTCATCGCGTTCTTTTCAATCAATTGAATAATATTTATTGATTCCATTTTATTATATAAATCAATTCTTTAAACAGTTATTATTTAAACACTTTTTTAAACACTTTTTTAAACACTTTTTTTCAAATTTAATTAAAAATCAATTTAGTTTTGAAAAGATTTTTTATATCATCTAATACCTTTTTTCGTATCTTATATCTGAAATTATATTGTTCTTTTATAAAATCTTTTTTAAACTTATATTCATAATCATCTTTTTTATCATATACTACATTAAGTATTTCATCTATCGAATTGACTGCTATTTTTATATAGTAAAAGAAATCAATAGTTAAAACATCAGAATGCGCTATAAAATAATCTATATGCTCTAATTTATCATATTGTTTACCAACATGATTATTAATATCAGAAACAAGAAATTCTAATCTTGAACCTACTTGAACAGGTTGACCTCTATTTCTCATTTTTTCAGCCAATTGAACTTGTGCAGGTAAACATTTTTCATAATATTCAGTTTCTGTTTCAGCATTTTTCTTTTTTAATTGTTCATCTCTTTCTTTCTTTGTTGTTGGTAATTTTGGAACTATATAATCACCTATTTTCATTTTATTAGGAATTATTTTACCGCTTTCATCTGTATGTGGAACATGTTGCATATTATGTGTATCACCGACTGATTTCGTAATTACAAAATCTTTATATGGAAAAGAATTAGAACATAATTTATTGAATTCTTGAATAATGTGATATAATATATCATCTCGATTTTCTTTTTGAAATATTTTACTTACCACTTGTTCATATAAATTTCTTACAAATACACTACTATCTCTTCTTGCAAGAAGTACACCTTTTTTACCAACTTTATTAGACACAACACCATCAGCAGAACAACTCGTGTAAAGATACCTTTTCTTCGTGAGAATCAAAAACCTGTCATAAATTACTTCTTCGAATTCAAGCTTAATTGGACGTGGAAATAACATTGAAATTTCATCGGCAACTTTTTCAGCGTAATCCCATGTTTCTCTTGCAGTGTTTAAATGTGGAAAATGAATATAATTTGAATCTGTCCTTAATACCATATTTTTACAAATAGGAGTAGACTATATCTTAAGCTTTCGCCCATATCCATTTAGTCGTTGAACCTTTTTCTTTCTATAAATAGATAAGAAACTTGGATGCGGATAATCTTTATATTTTTATAAGTTTTTTACTCATTCAATAATTAATTGAATCCATATATATATTTCTATATATATTTAGTACTTGATAAAAAAAGATGTCCCCGCAATTTGGATATGTTGCCTAACAATAAATTAGACTAGCAATATTTTTTATATTACTGAAACCAGTTGATCTCCATATACTAATTCTCCACCATATTTTTCAGGGATAGTTTTAGCCACTACTTCTATGTTTACACGACCCATATAAGTAGTACAATTATGTACAACAATTCCGTTTGCTAAAAATGAATGATTTGGTACATCTATAATATCATAAACATCATCAAGTCCATCATATCTTATATCAATTACATCAAGATATAAACACTGATATTTATGTAACAAATTTTCACTCCCAACTAATTTTTTATATTCTAGAAAATTTAATTTGTTTTTGTTAAATTCGTTATTTAAATATCTTTGATAAGAAGAAGAAATTGTAAGTTTATTATTTTTATCTATACAATATCTAAAACCTATTTTATTTGCAAATAAAAGTAAATAATAATTTTCAGTTGTAATAGTATATTCCGAGTATGGAATCTCATCAATTCTTAAAAATTTAAGTTCAGATAGGACAAAATTTATACCAAATCGTGATAATAAATAAATTAATTTATTCATAGTATTTTCCATATTATCTTTATGTTTTTCTAATGTTATTAATCTCAAAGAAAATTGTGATAACGAACAGTTTCTACCAAATAAACCACCTAAAAATTCTCTAGTAACTGACAAAGGACAATTATTTTCGGACAAAAATATAGGAAGAGTATAAGGTTGATAACCAATCAATGAAATTATTTTATCAACCAATATTTTAGGAATATGAATAATAAATGTATTATTTGAATTATGAATAATTGGTTGATATCCAGTAAGAAGTTTTATATCTTGTGCAAATATTTCTGAATCAAATAAAGTTTCAATAATTACTTTACTAAATAATTTATTGTTGTCGGAAAAAATAAAGCCTAATATTCTACAAAAAGCCAAAGTTTTATCTCTATTATCTGGTGTATCCATAGTATAATCCAAAAATTTCCAATTTTTTTCATCTTCTCCTATAATGTCTTCTGGTAATTCAAGTCCAGTAATTACTTTTGAATATTCACCTCCATCCCATTTATGTTTTGATAAAAGTTTTCCAGCTTCTACCCATCCATTAGTTGTCATAATCTTATGGTCTGGCGTACATCTTAAAATTCTCCCATCTATTAAAGTTATTTTTATAAGTTCTTTTTTACCATTATATATTAATCCTTTTCCATTGGAAACAACTTGTCCATTTTCGTTATATGTCCATAAATAATCAGTATTTGTTAAATCTTTCATTTTCCTTGTAAATCCATAAGAGAAAGAAATCAAACTATCACCAGATAAACACATTGCACCTACCATGAAGGGTAAATATCCACGTTTAACTCCCATAGCACCATATTGACTATTACATGAAACTTTATATGATAATTGTCTTTTATCTAATATATTATTTAACATTATTAAATTTGCTTTTTCATTTTCATCAGTACTATTTTTAATTATATCTTTATTAATTTTAATAAGTTTTCTTGTATTTTTACGTGCATCTAGTAAATTTTGTAAAATAGTTGGAATCACTCCTTTTGGTTCTTTTAGAAATCTATAATATCGTGATGCGCACATAATATGTTTAGAAATAGTTTTAACGATTTTTGACCTTTCTTGAATATAAGGTTTTAATTCTTCAACTTTTTGATTTAATTCATCAATTATTTTTTGTTTTATAAGTTTATTTTTCTTATCATCTCTTTTTTCTCTTAATTTTGTTATTTTTTTCTTTTCTTCATCTATATATGCAGTTAATTCATTTTTTCTGATAATTTTAGGATCGTGAATACATGAGTTATGCTCGCTCCAGGACATAACATGACATTTACTGTCAGGAATAGAATCATCTGTAACATAAGTTGAATAATCTATATTATATGCAATCATCGTCGTCGGGTATAAACTTGCGAAATCAAACGGAACTACTTTATTGTATAATCCAGGAACTGGTGGAAATACATGAGCACCAGTATATCTTTCATCATCTTTACAAATATATCCATCTTTTTCGACCAATATATTTTTGTCATAGCAATATTTATAAACTTGGGAATAAACTTTTATTTGTTGCCCTTGTGTATATAATGTAAATGGTTGAACACAACATACGGTTGACATTTCAGTCAAACCTATAAATGTTTGTAATTTATCCATTAATTTAACAGTCAATTCAGAATCAACAACGCAATATTTCCCTACAACTGACATAGCTTTTCTTGCTTTATTACTATATGTTCCATCTAATTCTTTTTTTGTTCCTATTCTATAGCATTTAAATATACCTTTTACAGATAAATCATCTTTTGTTTGTCCTAAAAAATAATCAGAAACAGTTTTCAATCTGTAATTATCCATTTTAAAATCTCTTTTAACTAATGGTAATAAATCCACGAATAATCTACCTTCGCCATCAAGATATTTAAATTCTTGATTTTTATAAGCAGAAGAAGACCATTTTATAATCTTTTCTTTTGCATGGTTATATTTATGAAAACCCAATGTATCAAAAACATGATTTACTCTACAAGGTCTTTTTGACCTATCAATCATATATGGTATATCAAAACTTAATATATTATATCCAACAATTATATTAGGGTTTTCAGTTCTTATTAATTCAGTAAATCCAATTAATAAATCAGCTTCTGTTAAAAATCTTAATATTTTTACATTTTCTCCAACCAATTCTTGTATAGGATTTCCTAATGTTAACAAATATGGAGTGTGTATTTTCGAACCTTCTCTTGCAAATACACAAGAGATTTGAAATATTTTATCTTCCGGTTTTTCAACTTTAGGCATTGAACTTGGATTAGACGAATTAACTTCAATATCAAATCCCATTATTTTAGGTAAACCAACAGTTTGTTTTTCAATTCTAGTCATATTTTTCCATTTTACTTTATATTCTAAATCACATAAAGTAATTTTATCATCTTCTGACTTAACTAATTGTCCAGAAAACTTAATCCATCCAGCAGTAGGTAAATCTTTTGCAACAGTTAATTGTAAAATAGGGTCAGCATCTTGTTCATGCATTTTTAATTTAATAGCACCTAAACCAGGAACAATTAAATTTTTCTTTTGAATATCGTATGATAATTTTCTGATATCATTTCTTGTAGAAAACGAACAAAATAAAAAAGGATATTTTTTTCTTGTACCATCTTCATTTAAATTAGCACCATATAATTTATATTTATAAATAAGACATTTTTTCAAAGGTTTTTGCTTACCCATCATTTCGTCTAATTTATTACCAATCATTTGGGCTTTCATATCGTTCCAAGGAATATGCGAAGGCAGTTCAAGATAAATATAAGGTGTAAAATCTGTTATTCTGAGACATATATTTTCATTGTTTGTACCAATACCGTAAACACGAATAGAAGTTATTTCAGTTTCAGAATCATCAACAAACCAACTATAAGGAAAAAACTCATTTATGTTCATGTTCTTATTTTCTTTATAAATTTTATATTTTAAGTTCAATTTTTTTATTTTCTTTAAATAAAAATGTTAATTAAAGATGACAAAATATGTAAACGTATTATGGAAAATTTAGGTGAAATAATTGACGAAGGTAGATATGGATATATTTATAATATGATAAATGATGATAAAATAATAGCCAAAATATCAAAAAAAAAAGAAATGATACCACCTGGTTTTAATATAAATATTGAAAATAAATGTATAAGTGGTAGAGGTTGTAGTGATGATATAATTTTAGAAGGATTGATAATGGAAAAATTAAATTCTTTAAACTCAAAAAATTTCGTTCGCTTTAAAGGATTATATAAATGTGATAATCAATATATTCTTTTAATGGAAAAATTAAATGGTATATCTTATAAATCTTTCTTAAAACAGAATATAAATGATAATATAAAATTGCAAATTTTGTTTCAGATAACATATGCATTGTATATAGCAAATACAAAATTAAATTTTGTTCATGGTGATTTAATAAGTAAAAATATTATGATTGAAAATGTTGAAGAAGAAGACTATGAATATATTATAGATAAAAAAAAGATATATGTACCGAATATGGGTATAAGAGTTGTAATATTTGATTTTGGATTTTCAAGAATAAATTATAAGGGGTGGAAATTTTATCAATATAATCAACAACATTATAAAAATGATGATGAATTATTTGATGGATCGGCTGATATTTGTAAAGTATATAATAATCCAACAATGGCGTTACCAAAAATATTTAGTAATGTAGTAATAAATGGTTTATCATTAAACGAAATATTAAAAACATGTAAAACTACTGGATGGTCTTATGTACCAGTTCCACCGTTTCCAAAAATAAAAGCAATAGACATTCTAAGAACCAATCTATTCGATGAATTGTATAAAAATAAAGTATCTTACAAAAGTTCTATAGAAGAAAATATAGGTATAGAGCCAATTCAAATGGAAAAAATAAATATAAACGAATGGTTAGAGTCAGATAAAGACAATATTATAATACATGTACCAAATCAGAATTTACCATTTTGTCTTAAAAAAAGTTATTTTACAGAAAAACAGATAAATAATATATATGTTAAATGTATTTTTGAAAATGAACACTTGATAAAAGAAAGAACATACGACGGAAGTGAATATATTAATATAGGTTATTATTTAAGTGAAACGTCTTTAATAGATAATACAGATTTTAAAAATTTACTGTCTAAATCTAATATTTTTAAATTAAAGTATAAATTTAATAATTCATTTATTTCAAAAGAAGCATTATTATTATCTGACATAAATATTGGTTATAAAAAAACTAAGAGTTTAAAATTAAAATATAAAAACGTAGATGCGTATTTTGATGATTTATATATAAAAGCATTAAATAATTATTCCTATCAATGGGATAATACGATAAATAATTATTTATTAAATGGAGATCAAGAATTTGAAAAAGAATGGTTTAAAGATAATTATAAAAGATTTGGTTCAACAGAAGTATTAGCGATAAAAAATGTTAAAGAAAAAATACAAAATATAGATAAATGTTTTTTAAATTTTGCACCACGATTTGAAGAAAAAATAAATTTATTTAGAGGTATGAAAACACCTTATATAAAAAATATGAAATTAGGAGATAAGTTTGAAATTAAAAATTATGTTTCAACATCAAAAAGTAGAGGAATAGCTAATAAATTTGCAGCAGGTAAATATTTATATGAAATAGTTCCCGATTTTGGAATTCCTTTTATCGATATGATATCTTCATCAAAATACAAGGTAGAAAAAGAAGTTTTATTACCAAGAGGTTTAATTGCAACATGTATTAAAATAAATAAAAAATTAATTGTCCTACAATTAAGCATGAAATCAAAAGATCAATTTAAATTATCTTCTGATTGTCGTGAATATAAAGTATATGATATTATTCCATCAAAAGAAATTCAATCTCCTTCAAAAGAAATTTCTATATCAAAATTGCATTCAAAACATAAATCCAAGTCAAAATCATTACCTAAGTCAAAATCTAAGTCAAAATCATCACCTAAGTCAAAATCATCACAGAAAACATGCGAATTTAAAAATAAAAATGTAGACTTAACAAAAGAAGTTAAAAGATGTCCGAACGGTTGTGTTAAAAATAAGAAAACAAAACTATGTGAACCAAAAAAAGTTAAATCTCCGTCAAAAAAACCTAATACAAAATCATTAACTAAGACAAAATTATTAACTAAGTCAAAATCATTAACTAAGTCAAAATCATCACCTAAGTCAAAATCATCACCTAAGTCAAAATCATCACCTAAGTCAAAATCATCACCTAAGTCAAAATCATCACCTAAGTCAAAATCTAAGTTAAAATCATCACATAAAACATGCGAATTTAAAAATAAAAATGTAGACTTAACAAAAGAAGTTAAAAGATGTCCGAACGGCTGTGTTAAGAATAAGATAACAAAGTTATGTGAACCAAAAGGGGAAGAGCAAGTAATATTTAATTTTACTTGATGAACCGTGTATTTATATTTTGACTAAAATTATAATACTTTTACAGTATTATAATTATAAAAAATTATTGTAAATTGAAAGTTAATAAACCAACGTTTGATTTATTTTCATCAGGTAAATCATAATATGCAGACAGCCAGCGAGTTCCACATGTATTATTTAATATTGCATCAACTATCTGTGCATCATGAATACATATTTTATTCGTTATTCTAAACGCTTTGAAATCATCATTTTTATGTATTTCTTCTAATTTTATACCAGAAAGAATAAATAATTTTGCTTCGAATATATACTTCGAAACAGTGCATTCATCATACGATTCATTTAATAACTCTTGTTCGTTATACATTTGTTATTAAATATTAAAAAGCTTTTTATATATTCAATTTTTACAATTACAAAATATTTTTAAAGATATAAAAAATAATATTAAAATAATTATTTTATTTAACAAATCTTCATCATTAAAAATATTATAATCTTCAAATTCTTCTTTAATTTCATTTTTAATATCATTATTCGCTCCTGCTATAAAATTAGAAAAATTAGTCCATGATTCGACATCATAAATAAAATCATTTACTTTCTCATTTTTTAGTAATAATTTTTCGTATGAAGTTAATTTATAACCATTATCTTGAATTCCCCATTTACCTCTTATAATAAAATCATCAAATCTGTACAATATTGGATATTCAATAAACAATTTTAATGAAGGTAAAGTTGGATATCCAACAAAAACGTTTTCTTCTACCTCACAATTATTTAATCCTCTTATTATTTTAAAATATCCTTTATCTCCCCAATTTTTACCCCAACTATTTCTTGCTATCCAATATTTAATTCCGCTTTCTTCACCCCATCCTATTAATACAATAGCATGACCGTAATTATTTATTTGTTTCGATTTAGAATCCCATTTATATATACCTATACCATCCCAATCTAAAAAATCCTGAAAAACTCTCATAACAGTAGAACAAGGACCCCAATGATATATTTCACGTCTAATATTAGATTCATTACCTGATTCAAATAATATATTTTTACTTTTTGTTCCGGGAACATAATAATATCCTGAAACACGATGACATATCATTTCTTCATTAGTAGCAGGACACTTATCGTAAGAATTGCCGAATAATATGGTACTTGTATAAACATTGTCTATTTTTGATTTATCATTAACACATTTTTCTTCTGGAACACCAAAACAATAAAGATATTGCCATGCTTCTAATAAACTATTTACTGAACATTTATTAACAATAGTTTTCTTGTCAGCGTCAATGTAATCAAAAGTATTACCAATTGTTATATTTTTTTTTACATCATCCCAAATTAAATTATTTTTTTGAAAAATCATTTTAGCGGTAGAAAATTTCAAATTGTATTTACCTTTTGTATATATCGAAAGTCTTGATGATAATACAAAAAGTGTTGCAAAAGCCCAACAAGAAACACAATTAGACTGATAATCTATTTCGTTTATATACTCACTCCATATTTTTCTTCCATCAAAAAATAAAGGAACTTCTATCGTAGTTTTAAATTTAGACGATGTTTTATCTAAATTTAGTTGAGATAATTGTTTATTCATTTTAGAATCAGAAAGTAATAATGTTCCATATTTTTTTTGTATCATTTATTTATTAAAATTTAAAAAAATTGAATTTTATTTTAATAAATATAAAAATTTATAAATGAATAAGTGTGAGTATATAAATGATTTTATTTCAGAAATATCTAAAAAATATAATATTGATAAAAAAGACCTCCAGAAGGTTATTTCAGAAATATTTAAAAAATATAATATTGATAAAAAAGACCTCCAGAAGGATTTTAATAATAGTAGGAATGATAAAAAATATAAAGAAGGATCTAAAACACTTGTTGAAATAATAGGTATTCAAAAACAAAAAGAAGAAAATTCAAATATATGGGATCGTAGCCCGTATGAAGATTTAACAAAATTACAATCAAATAATGCTGGAATCGTAGGAGAAACATTTATGAAAAAAATATGTGACAGTTTCAAAATCGAAGCATCTGTGTATGGTTCAAAAATAAAAAATAAAGCTGATGGACTAATATTAAATAAGAGTATTGAAATAAAAACATCACATAGAGGTTCCAGTGCTGATAGTTTTCAACACGAATTAGGAGAAACTCCTTGGATAGCTGAGTTTATGATATTTATCGATGTATCTCCAACATGTATTTATATAACTATATTTAAAAACTTTAGTGAAGAATTTTATAAAAGTCGTAAAAAATGTCTAGAATATTTTCCGACAAAAACTATAACTTGGAGAAAAGGTACCGGAGCATTTAAATTAGACACAACAGTGAAAATAAATGAGAAAAATGTTTTAAAAGGACATACTTTTAAAATTTATAATGATGACGATTTTAATAAAAAATTAAAAACTTTTATATTAACAAAATTTAAATAAATTCAGCATAAATTTGAGAACTTCTTAAATTATATGCTGAATTTGTTGATAAAAAAGATATTTTATTCCATTCTATATTTAACATTTTATTTATCATATTCTTTTTATTATCTGTAAATACAATTCCATAACCTTTTTTACCAGGTAAATCTTCAAAGTTCATATAGCATTTCATATTTTCTTTTCCAAAACAAGTAGAAGGAATATATATATCGCATTTTCCAATCATATCTTTATTTCTTGTTGATGATATAGTGCCTCCATTTGACATAGAATAAATTTTCATTTTTTTATTTGTATAATCTATAATGTTATACAAATTATTATTATGATTTTTAGACCATATTTGAAATACCGTATTTATTTTAATACAATTTCCACAAGGTTCATAAAAATCACTCATCAATTTTGTTGAATGAATTAAATTATATCCATTCACTCTTTTACGAGGAACACCTTTTCCATCGCTTTCAAATAATTGGGGTAATATAAAACATACATAATTCGCAAATTCAAACGAATGATTAATGAATTTTAACGCTGTATGCCCTCTTAATCCAAAAGGTGGATTACCAAAAACAACAAAATTATTATTTTCAATTGGATACCAGTTTAAATAGTCAGCTTGAATTACCGATGGATGACGAGGTTCAATATCTAACGCTATGGTATCAAATGGTAAAACTTGTAAAAATCTACCATCACCTGCCGATGGTTCAATATATTTGAACTCATTTGGATTTTCTCCAAATGTTTTTATTACATCGGTAAATATTTTAAAACATTTTTCGGCTGTTTCTACTGGTGTAAAGAATTGATCTTTTTCTTTTGTTGAATAATTAGAATAATTAATTGGTATATTTGATAATTTTAAAATATCAAATTCATAATTTTTCGGAATATCTTTTAATTCAATCCATCTAGTTATAGTTCCAGTTGCTATATTTAACTTTTTTGCTAATTCTTTTAATGAATGTGTTGTAAATAAACCATTTAAAATTTCTAATAAATTGTAAGGTACTTCATTATCTTCTATAAATATTAATTCAATTTTAGGTTTATCTTCTATCAATTTAATTAAATCAGATTTTTTTTTTGATTTACATTTTGTAATTCCAAGTTCTTCGCATTTTTTTATAAGTTCTGTCTTTGATAAGTCGGTTAAATCTGTCATTTCTTTAATTATATATAATAATATATTTTAAATCAATTTTTATTTAAAAAATAATATTCTTTTTTTAAAATGAAATCATTAACTGGATATTGGATATCTAATGTAGATAATAAATATACTAATTTTGGTGATATATTAACACCATATATATTTTCTAAATTTAATATGAATATGATTTATGATAATATAAATCCTCAAATATATGGTGTAGGTTCTCTTTTACATATGATTCCAAATGATTATAAAGGATATATATGGACTAGTGGATTTATGTATAATACTAAGACATTAAACTTAAAAAATGACCCGATTGCTGTACGAGGGAAATTATCTTTAAAACAATTTCATAATGATACTTCTAATACCTATATTGGAGATGGAGGATTAATTTTAGAAAAAATATATACACCTAAAATAAGAGGTAGTATAAAATATAAATTAGGAATCATGCCTAATTATTGTGATATAGTAAATATGAGAGATGATCCGATAGAAAAGTTTAATGTATTTAATAATCCGGATGTAATTTTTATAGACCCGAGAAATTATATAGAAACAGTTGTAAATGATGTGTATTCATGTGAAAATATCATTACGTCTTCTTTACATGGTTTGGTAACGGCAGATTCATATGGAATAAATAATGGATGTTTTAAATCGAGAGAAACAAATATAGCGATACATAATATGCAAGATTCTTTTAAATTTCGAGATTATTATTCGGTTTATGATATTAATTTTGATAAAAATAATTTATTAAGTTTGGATAAGAATACAAGTTTTGAACAATGCATGTCGATATGCAAACCAGTTATTAAACCAAATTTAGAAAATATAAAGTATAATTTAATAAAATCTTTAAATAATTTTTTATAATATAATAAAATGCATTCATCTAAATATAGTCATAAACGATCGAATAAACGTAAATCATCTAATAAACGTAAATTATCAAATAAGCATAAATCATCAAATAGGCATAAATCATCAAATAGACGTAAATCGTCAAATAGACGTAAATCATTGAATAAAAATAAACTATCAAGTAGACGTAAACATAAACAATTAAATAAAAGTAAAACATCTAATAATGAACAAAAATTAAATATGATGATATCTAATTTGTCTCAAAAATTACATAAAAATATTGAAGTATGTTCGGTTATATCTTCATTTTTGATATTGTATACAATGATAATAATTTATTTAGGTAGTGGTGGAAATACTAAAAAAGAAATATCTAATGTCTTAAATATATCAGAAAACGACGATTATCTTATAAACCAATTATCAGAAAAACAGAAAATATTAAATATTCATTCTGATAATTTAGAATTACAATTATCAGTTGCTTTACTTGTTAAGTCAGATTTTAAAGTTAATAAGTCTTATAAAGATTTATTAAATAAATTAAATACACAATATTTTCAATTCTCAAGAATAAACGAAGCAGTCAAAAAAACAAATGATTTTGTTTCAAAACAAACAAATAATCTAGTTAATCATATAATATCAGAAAAAGATTTAAGTGATTTAACTCGATGCTTATTAATAAATGTTTTGTATTTTAAAGGTAAGTGGTATAAGAAGTTTGATAAAAAAAATACAGAAGATGATATATTTTACATAAACAAAGATGAAATTACAATACCATTTATGAATATAAATGAAGAGTTTGAATATTTCGAAGATAATTCGTATCAGTATATATGTTTATATTATAAAAATACAGATTATGCCATGACAATTATTTTACCTAAAGATAAAAAGAGTTTAAATTTTGATTTTTCAGAAAAAGATATATTTTCTGTTTCATTTGAGAAAAATAAAATTGAATTATATCTTCCTAAATTTGAACACAGAACTAAAATATATCTTAAAAATATATTCTCTAATCTTGGAATAAAAGATTTATTTACAAATAAAGCAAATTTGAATAAAATAAGTCAAAAAGAAATTAATGTTGCCGAAATTATTCATGAAACAGTCGTTAAAGTCGATGAAGAAGGAACTGAAGCGGCTGCTGTAAATGTTGTTGTTATAGAAGAAAAATGTATAAGAAAAGATATTATTTTCAAAGCAGATCATCCATTTTATTATGCTATTATAAATAAACCAAATAAATTAATTCTTTTTAATGGTGTATTTTGTGGAAATGTATAATATATTTACAAAAAAAATATATTGTGTAATAATAAAATGAATAATATACATCAAACAATAATTGGTATTATAGTTAGATCATTTGATACAGTTGGTATGAGTATGAATAGAAATACTTATGAACTTCTTAACATAATAGGTGGTTGCTCACTTGCTTATGTTACATATATTTTATCTCAGTATCCATCATATACTTACAATCAAATAAGTTCGATAGTAAAAGCGATGAATGATGAACAGATAAATTTTATATCAAATCAAGCACGTAAAATAGCAAGTAAATCAGATGACATAAAATCATGTGTTACAACTAAAGGAATAAGTTGGCTTCTTTATCCATCAAAAAGAAAAGAAGATTATTTAAAATTAAAAAGAATGTTAGAAAAAACTGATTTAAATATAAAAATTTATAAAGAACTTATAGAAGAAAGTCTTACTGAATTAAGTGATAACTTGTTAAGAATATTTGCATTTAAAATTCTTAATTTCAGAGTTAAAGAAGGCGATAATTTTGGTGATATAATAAATACATATATAAATAATAAACTTATTGAATCATCAGAAAATAATAAACTTATTGAATCATCAGTAAATAATAAACTTATTGAATCATCAGTAAATAATAAACTTATTGAATCATCAGAAAATAATAAATTAGCTTTATTAGAAGAAGATGACGATGTAAAAAACAATGAAATACAAAAATATACTGAACAAATATTTGATATACAACAGCATGTTGATTTAGTATATAAGGATAAAGATGTCGATAAATATATTACTCAATTACCCGAATCAGCTTGTGGTGTGGTATTTAAACAAGTTAATGCTGAAATAAATCAAAATGTTTTTCACTCTGCACAAAATATCGCGCAAGAAATTAACCATAATTTAGAAAGGTTTAAACATCGTTTAGATACTGATTTTGAAACATTATCATTAACAATATATATAACTATATCTTTATTTTTAATCATTATTGCGAATAAAATGTTTTATACATATCTTGCTGGTCGAAGAAGACGTGATGGAAAAAGAAAATCAAGAAAATCAAGAAATAGAAAAAGTAATAAAAGAAAATCGAAAAGAAGTTTCAAAAGAAGAAAGTCTAAAAGAAGTTCCAAAAGAAGAAAGTCTAAAAGAAGTTCCAAAAGAAGTTTCAAAAGAAAGTCTAAAAGAAGTATCAAAAAATAAAAAATGATTTTTTAAAATAATTTATTTTAAAAATCCAAGATGTTATTACTTTACCTATTTTTATTAATCGAAATAATAGTAGTATTGAGTACTTGTTGTATTATTACAAATATTAATCGTTATTTTTTCAAAATAGTAATTATTTCTTTATTATTATATCAACTTTTTCAGTTCATAGAAATATTTGTAATATTACAACAATTTTTAATACTTGTTGAAAACTTAAATTAAACACAATTTTTATTATCTTCATTAAGTTGTTTAATGAAAATAATTGATTCTGGAAGACGACAAGATAATATTGCTTTCAATTTAATTTGAAATATTCTTTTTTTTTCTAATTCATTTTCAAGAACCAGTAAACTTTCATCATATAATTTTTTAATTTGTTTACGAGGTTTACCATTCATCAATAATTTAGTAATTTTATTTGATAATACTATTCTTTCTTCATTAATGAAACTATCTATAACATTCATTCTTATTCTTTTGACATTACCAAGAGGTTTAATATCATAAGAAACATTTAACATTTTATTCTATTAATGATATTATTAAATCAGAAAAATTCCCAGAAACATTCATTTTAACAAGTAGAGAAAACAATGCAATTCTAATCTTATTTAAATAAACTAAATTTGGAGGTACCGACCATTTTTCAAAATAAGAATAATGCGTATCAGTGATATTATACCATTCTGTTGTGAAAGTATATTCACCTTTATGTAAAATTGGTTCCAAACTAGTAATAAAAAATTTATACATAAATTCTAGTTCTTCGTCGGTATCAATTGTATGATTCAATACACCTAATTCTTCTAAAATTATATAAAACATATCTTTATCTTCATCGTGTAAGGATTTATATAATAATTTTAAATTATGCAAAACTTCATCTTCAATATGATTAATACTACCAAAATCGACAACATGTAAAATATTTTTATTTTCAATTAAGAAATTACCGTAATGTATATCGTTGTAAAATAGACCATGTTTAAATAAAGAAACAAATATAAATTCTATAATCTTTAGTCCAATGTAATTTATTTCTTCTTGCGAAGAATTATTTATAAAATCATATAAGTTTTCTCCATTTATGTATTTCATTGTAACAATAGAATTGGTACATAAATCTTCAATAATATTTACAATTTTAATATTATTGTTGTCTTTCCATATATCTTGAAACAATTTGTAATTTTTAACTTCTAATCCGTAATCAAGTTCTTCATTTAATTTTGATTTTACGTAATCAACTACATCAATTATATCTGTACCATGAAAATATTTAGTTACTGCATATAATATACCAATATCGGTCTCAAATTGTTCCTGTATTCCATAATATTTAACTTTTATAATAATTTTGTCATTATTTTTTAATTTAGCTTTATATACTTGACCAATTGAACCACTTTTATATATATTTGTTTCAAAATCAATTACACTATCAATAAAATTCTTGTTGGTGGTAATTTCATTTAATATAAATTCAGTAGTTTTTTCCTTATTGTATGGTACACATTCATCAAAAACTTTATTGTCAAAATTTCCATTATCCATATTTATAATTTGTGATAACTTTGATAACATACCACCATGTTTTTCAAATACTTCAGATAAACATTTTAATTTATATTTCTTCTTTTTGAAATTTTTATCCGCATTATTATTGCTATTGTTATCGATACTATCATCTCCTGTAAAATATGTATATAAAAATGATGCACATATAGATCCGGTTCTTAACATTTTAATTTATTATTAATTGACTATAAATTAAAATTTAAATAAAAATAAATGATAATAAACAATTTTACGCTAATTTATCTAATAAAACAGGGTTTTTATCATTCGAAAATTTTAGAATATAATCGCAAATGTTTTTGTAATAATCATCATGTGTGATAAGTAATATAGTTTTACCTTTTGAGTTAAGATATTTGATATAATTTAAGGCACTTTCTCTTGTTTTATCGTCCAATGCTGAACTTGGTTCGTCTAATATAACGGTATTAGATATATCATTTAAATCTAATCGTAAAAGATGAATTATTTGTTTTTGTCCACCTGATAAATTTTCGCCTAATTTACCAACTTCCTCATTTAAAAAAGACCATTTTTCCTTGTTTTTATCTAAATTTTTAAATATATCATAAAAATTAAATTTATCAAACAAGTTTTGTACTCTTTTTTTCATTTCATTATTGTCTTTATAACCATAAATTATATTTTTATAAACAGTTGTATTGAATAAATTTGTAGTGTTTTGATTTATATATGAAATATATTTTCTTGTTTCTCTTAAATGATATTTTGATATATCGTTGCCTCCAAAAAATACACTACCGGAAGAAGGTTTTTCGATACCAAATATAATATTTATAAAAGTAGATTTACCAGAACCGGATGGACCGTATAAACAAATAAAACTTTTTTCAGGTAGTATTAAACTAAAATTGTCTAAGATATTATGATTTTCATAATGGAATGTAATATTTTTTAATTCTATATTTGCGTTTTTTATAGTTAATTTTTTATTCACATCAATATCATTGTTTTGATAGTAATTTAATTCTTTTAAAAATTGTTCATTTTTTAATAATGTTCCAAACTTAGAAGTTGCTTCCGGTATAAAATATAGAATTTCAGACATATTATCAAATATACCTGTTATTAATAAAATTATTGTAGTTATTTCTTTTGATGTTATATTTTTATTTTTATACAAATAATAGATTGCAGCAAAAATAATACATGTTGTTATAATATTTACAACATAACTTTTATACTGTTTATGTGTTACACAATCTAATGAATCTTGTTCTATTTGTTTAGATTCATCTGATAATTTCAATATATTATTAATTTCAAAATCAAAACCATTAGGAGTTAATTCTATAGTATTTATGTTATGAAATAAATCTTCTA